GGCGCAAACACAACATGGTATTGACATCTCCACCGTGTATGCTCTAAACTACTTATGTCCTTATCCACGATAAGGTCCTCCTTGTTTCTGGTCTTGTTGGTCGGCAAACCTAACTTTACCTTAACAAGGAGTTTTATTTTTCTCCATAGCCTGAGGCTTTTTCTTTCCACTAGCTCAGCTAGTGGTTTTCTTTTCGCAAACAAAAAACCGTTGAGAATCAAGGTTTTCCTCGATCCTCAACGGTTTTCTGTTTGGCGGAGAAGGAGGGATTTGAACTATCACTTTTTCGTTGAAAATCAAAGGTTTTTTACGCCATTGACTAAAATTTGACTATCATTCCTTCTCTGGGGTTTCAAACTCATAATTTGCCCCTAGTAGTTTTTTGTTCACCTTCCTGGAATGTACCTCTCTGATGTGTGTATAAATATCCTTGGTAGTGGATTCTTGGGCGTGTCCCAATAATTTTTGAGCGTCTTTCGTTCTGATGTCCTCTTCGTACAACAGGGTAGCGTATGCGTGGCGGATAGGATGCGGAGTGCAGGTTACGCCGGATTCGCGCTTATATTTTGCCCAGCACCCTTCAAAAACCCCTTCTGTCATCAACTTTCCGTATTTGTCCGGGAAAATCAATCCCTTACTCTTCTGGGTGATGATTTTATCTTCCAGGGCTTTCAACAGGGGTAAGGGGCGGATTCCGTTCTCGGTTTTGGGGGCCTTTATTTTTTTTACGCCCAGGGCAGACACGCGGGATTTAGTAACGTGAATCAATTTTTCTTTGAAATCCACATCCTCCCAGCGCAGGGCGAGTAGTTCACCACGCCGCAATCCTGTGTACAGCGTCCAATATGCGAACATCCCGAATGTGCATTCTGTCGAATGGATCACTCGCTTTATATCATCGTCGCTGGCTATCTGCCGTTTCTTTTTTGGTAGGCCTGCCGGTATCTCTATCTCCCGACAAGCGTTGATCCTTGTGTATCCGTGCGCCACGGCGTACTTGCAAATCATGTTGATAACAGAACGCTGTGTGCTAGCTGTTTTTCGCGCTGGATGCTGTTCGGCAACATAGCGCATTAAAAATGCGTTGATGTCCACGGGTTCAATTTCGGTTATCTGCCTATCGCCTAGAGCCTCGATAGCTCGGCGGATGGGGGCATAGTACGATTTCTTTGTGTTGATTTCCAGCCCTTCAACGTAGTTCTCCTGCCATTCTTCGGCGATAGCGCCAAATGTCCGGGCTTGTTCCTGTTCCTGTTCGTACTGGTTAATCTTTTCCAGCACTTCCCGTTTTGTTCTGCCATAGAAAAATTTGGTTTTCTTTTGGCCGTTTACAACAATGGGCAAGTTTTCCTGCCACCTTCCGTCTACGCGTTTGTACATTGAATTTTCCTCCTGTGTGTGCTACACTAGCAGGGACTGGCAGCGTAGCAGCGTTGTCTAGTCGGGTTTATAGGGGGAGCTGCCTACACTCGAATTTTGGGCGGCTCCTCTCTTTTTGTTCAATATGTCCACGCTCCACCCTTGCATTGGTATAGCGTCCCTGCTATACTGGTACCGATGCAACGCGGAGAAGTTAAAAAAGTTGCAGTTTTCTCCTAGCCGTGGGGGCTAGGTGCAAGAAAGCCGTCTGGGAATTCAGGGTCCCGGACGGCTTCTCTTTTTAGCTTAATTGTGCAGGATCAAATTCCTGTGTTGCTTTTTCAGCGCCGCCAAGGAAAACGCTCAATTCAAATTCTACCTTAGATGTTGTGTTGGGTAATTCGTAGGCAAGCTGAAAATCTTGGGTAGTTCCGGGGCGAATATCCTTCCATTGTGCGTCCCCGTCATAAACACCATCCCGATCTTCGACGGCAGCGTTTTCTAACTGTACGCCGTCCTGGAACGCCTGCCCCATCAAAGCTGCCAGTGCGGACGTGGTCTCTTCGCTGTTATTCGTCCAGGTGCAATCAACGATGATAGCATCGTTTCCTTCTATGTCTTTCGCGAGGGAAGCGCCCTTGATGGCGAAATCATAGCTATCAGTGGAAATGCTTGCAGTATCTTTGGGTGTTTCTTCGTCCTTGGCAGTGTCAGCGGCCTGGGTGGTATTCTCTGCGTTGTTTTCGTTGGTATCAGTTGTCGTACCAGCATCACCACCGCCGCAGGCGCACAATGTCAGGGCCAGGGCAGAGCCGAACAGAATAGCGGCTATACGTTTTTTCATTGGGCACCGTCCACTTTCTCTAGGGTGGCGGTAACGGTGCTACCGTCCACAGTCACGTCATAGGTGATCTTGCCGTCCTGGTAGGTGAATGTCTTGGTTTCGTCCGGGGATGCCATGAGCGCGGTGCTAGTCTGTTCTGTGTCGTTCTGAGAATCCCAGGTATAGGGTTCGTCTGCCGTGGTGGGTGCGGTGTAGGTACCAGCCCAGTACAGCATAGAATCACCATCTACCACCCAATCGACCGTGATAGAATCATCGGTGATGGTGGCTTTCTGGCTCACCTCATCGGACAGCTTGGCTTCCCATTCGCCCACCAAACTAGGCGGGGTTGCCTGCTCGGAATCCGCTGCCGGTGCATCCGTCGCGCTGCCACTGCTTCCACAGGCGCACAGGGACAACATCAACAGGGTACCGGTCAGGCCTGCTAACACTCTCTTATTCATTTTTTACCTCCAAATATATTTATTGCCGCCCTCCAGCGGCTTGGGTACACAGTAAAAGGACGTTTTACCAAAATGTGTCCATCATCCAAAGACAAGTAAGCCTTTACTTTGTTGCCAAAAAATGGTAAATTCTTAGATAGAACAAAATCTTCCCTTCCCAAATACCGAACGAAACAGGTGAGTATAATGGAAAGGACGCTTTTGATGGCGCAGATTCGTGCAGTTTTGGAAGGGCTGAACGAACGGCAGTTGCACATTGTTTACCGGTGGCTTTTGCAATTCCACGGTAACGCAGGAACAGGGAGGATCACATGAAATACACAACCACCTACGGAAACAACGATAAACTAACCGAAATCATCAACCGGTGTGCCGAACCGCGCAGGGTGCTAACCCTGCTTACCCTTCTGGTCGAACCAGGTCCGAATCAAAAAAACAATACCAGAAAGAAATTCTAGATCGGCGTCGGTCAAATGTTCGCCGGGCTGGGTAATACCAAGGGCCACTAGAACATTTTCAACATCTTCCTTAGAAACAAGATCCTTCTGCTTCGCAGGTTGCGGGGCAGGGGGGTCTTTTTCTATTTTGTCTGTCAGACCGATAAGGAAATCAACCGTCGTATTGCAAAGTATGGAAATAGGGATAAGATACTCTGTTTTTGGGTCCGATCTTCCTGTTTCGTATCCGCTCAGTGTAGTCAAAGCTACACCGAGTTTATCGGCAAGTTCTTTCTGTGTAAAGCCTGCATGGATACGCGCTTCTCTTATTCTTAGCTTCATTTTTTGATTCTCCTTGTACTCCTTGGTACGTTTAGAATATAACATACGAAAGTCAGAATGTCAACGGAAAAATTACGAGATTTGCGTAATTTTTTTCTAAAAACCCTTGACAATTACGAGAAACGTGTATATACTAGCATTGTGATTACGAGAAACGCGTACCGCAAGGAGGTGACAAAAATGACTTTTCCTAACATCGAGGCGGAACGTGGCCGAAAAGGTATCCCGAAGTACAAGGTTGCCCAGGTTTTGGGTGTCACCCCGGAAACCTATAACAGTTATGTGCGGGGCGTTACCTTTATCCCGGCAAACAATCTGATTAACTTGTGTAAGCTGTTCGGTTGTTCGTCGGACTACCTGCTCGGTCTTAGTGACAGACGCGAGAGCCGCTGAAAGGAGGTGATACCATGGCGAAGAAGTTTGTAGTGAAACCAGAGAACGGCAAGGTTGCCGTCCTGGTTGATGGGACGGAGATTGAGGACGTTACCGCCTACACCATCCGGGAACACGCCGAGAACAGCTATGCGGAAGTCACGCTGTCTTTCATTGTGTGGGACAAGTGGCTGGTGTTCAAGGGTGAGGATACCGACGGGCCGAAGAAACCTGACCCGGCCTATCTGAAAGTCCTGCAAGAGGATCTGGCCCACGCAAAAACCAGGCTGGAAAACGCCGACCCGGAAGGTAAGCTGTACGCACTGCAAGTGCTGTACGAAGTGGCGCGGGAGATCGACCGCTACATGGCTTACAACAAGGAAAGGGGGAAGGAAGATGGAGAAAGCAACATTTCACGACCACCTTACCCGTCTCCGGGAACTGTTTCCTGAGCGGGAGACGATCACGGTGGCAGAAGCCGCCCGGCTGGTAGGGTGTAAGCCCCAGACCTTGCGGGAGAGCCGCGATTTCCCGATGAAGCCCGTTGGACGGGCGAAGCGGTACCATGTAGTACCAATCATAAACTTGGCCCGTTGGATGGCCTGTTGAAAGGCGGGTGTAGGAAACGCGAAGAAAATATGTGCTGACCGATGAGGTTAAACGAATCGGCGATAAGAAGCTGTATCGCATTCGTGCTGCGGTATCGTTTGGAGATGTGAAAGAGTGGGACAAAGGTGGGTTTGTTCAATCCACTGCGAACCTGTCCCACGCAGGAATGTGCTGGATATACGACGGCGCGTGCGTGTTTGATTATGCGCGTGTTTCCGATGATGCTATCGTCTGCGAAAACGCCTGGGTATACGAACGGGCGAAAATCAAGGAGCGTGCCTGGGTTGTCGGAAACGCCGAGGTCTACGGTTTTGCCACGATAACGGGCGAGGCATGGATCGGAGACGATGCCGTTGTATCTGGTAGGCAAACAATAACAGAATGAAAGGGGAACAGTAATGACTACTGTACAGGAAATCAAAACCCGCAACACCGAGCGGGAATGGGCTGATATCGAGGCCCTGGTACGGGCTATCAGCCCCACGCTGGAGAAGAACGCCGAGCGTCGGCGTGACGAGGAAGTCCGCAAGGCGCGGGAAGCCCGGCGGAAGCGTATCCGCAACCGGCGCAAGGCGAACATCAACGCCGCCCTGCATAACGCCGGTATCCCGCTGCGGTTGGTGTGATCGCCATGAAGCACGAATTCACAGTGCCTGCTCAGAGGCCGTGGAGGGACGCCAAAACTGGTGATGCTGAACGCCGTGGGCCATATCGCAAGGGCGAAAACCCGGAGATGGTTGAAATTTGCCTGAAATGCCCACGCGAGACGTGTAGGCCGAATGGCTGCAAATACTTGCAGCACCCACGGGAAAAATTTCCTATTCCGCCCCACTTTGCCGTCCGGCTTCGGGCTGGGTGGTCAAAAGCTAAACTGGCCCGGCAGTACGGTGTCACGGTCTACCGGGTGCGGAAATGGGCCGAAAAGCTTGGGAAATGAAAATGCCGCCCACAGGGGGGTGAAACCCTGCAAGCGGCAAAGGAAAGAAAAAACTATGGATATAGTACCAGAAAGGACGGGATTTGTCAAATGGAAAACAATGAACAGAAGCCGGAACTGTTTCCGATGAATGTCAACATTTCCTTGCCTTTGGAAAAGGCGAAAATGTTCATCGCGGCTGATTTCGATGATTTCATCGACTATCTGATCGGAAATCACTGCTACGCAGTGTACCGCTATTTTGTCGAGCGCGACGAGCAGCTTAAGGGCTGGATTCGAGAAGGAGGTATGGCAGATGACGCTTTTTGAGATCGACGGCAAAATTCTGGCGGCTATCGCCCACGGCACCGACCCGGAGACCGGGGAGATCAACAACCTGGACGAACTCATGGGCCTGCAAATGGAGCGGGACCAGAAGATCGAGAACATCGCCTGCTTAGTGAAAAACTTGAAGGACGATGTGCGCGGCCTGAAAGCGGAGGCCCAGGCCCTCACCGAGCGCCGCCGGGTGGCAGAGAACAAGGTTGCACGGCTGGAAGCCGTGCTTGATGAGGCCTTGGATGGGCAGAAGTTTAGCACCCCTCGCTGTGTGGTGTCCTTCCGCAACAGCAAGGCGGTTGAGGTGGATGATGAGGACGCCCTTATCAACTGGGCTTGCCTGAATGGGCAAGAGGACAATTTCGTCCGCTACAAATCGCCTGAGATCAACAAGGCCAATCTGTTGCGGTACCTGAAAGAAGATCATCCGCTGGACCCGCCTGGTGTGCGGCTGGTGGAACGGCGTAGCTTGGGGGTGAAATGATGGGCGTGTACGCGAAGTTGCTGGAAATCCAGCAGGCATTGAAAGCCCCCAAGGGCCAGAGGAACGATTTCGGTAAATACAACTATCGCAGTTGTGAGGATATCGTCGAAGCTGTTAAGCCCATGTTGGGCGAACAGAAAGCCGTGCTTACCATCTCGGACGAAATCAAGATGATCGGAGAGCGCTACTACATTTTCGCCACTGCTGCCATTGTGGACGCAGAGACCGGCGAACGGGTGGAAGTCACTGCCCAGGCCCGTGAAGCGGACAACAAGAAAGGGATGGACCCGTCACAGGTTACGGGAGCGACTAGCTCCTACGCCCGCAAATATGCTCTTAATGGGCTGCTTGCTATCGACGATACCAAGGACGCGGACGCCCAGGCACCGGCTCAGCAAACCAGCCTGCCGAAGTGCGAGATGTGCGGTAACGATATTACCGCCGATATCCTGGGAGACGGCAAATTGTACTCCCCGGACCAAATCGCAAGGGCCACAAGAAAACAAACCGGGCAACAGATTTGCTCGGAGTGCATGCGTAAGCTGAAAGCCCATGAAACCACCGCTTGAGATCGTTAAGGGCAGGATCACCGGCTACGATGAGCGGACGGGGGAATTGTTAATCAGGGCACACTACCCTGATTGGGCAACGATGGTAAAAAGGGAATTTAAGAGCTGCCTGGTGCAACCTATCGACAGCCGCCCCCTATCCGACAAACAGCGGCGTAGTTGCTACGCCTTAATCGGCGAGATAGCCGACTACACCGGGGAGGGCAAGGACCCCACCAAAGAGCGGATGAAGCTGAAATATCTGATGGAAGATACCCAGGCTATGGGGGAAACGCTGTTTTCCCTGTCAAACGCCCCCATGTCCCTAGTATGTGGGTTTCAACGGTTTCTTGTGCGATTCATTTTGGATTGGCAAATTCCAACCCGCTTCCCTTTGTTGGATATGGTGGATGATACCGGGGATTACCTGTATCACTGCTCGCTAACAAAAACGTGCTGTATCACGGGCCGACCGGCGCAACTGCATCATGTCCAGCGCGTGGGCGCTGGGCGAGACAGGACGGACATAGTGCATGAGGGGATGGAGGTTTTACCTCTGTCCCCGGAGATGCACCAACTAGCTCACACGATGCCAGATAGTGAGTTTTTCGAGCGGTACCACCTGCCGGGCGGTATCATCCTGGATAAAACACTCTGCAAGGTCTGGCATCTGAAAAGGAGGAAGGACAATGGAAAACCTGCTGCTGACCAAGAAAGAAGCGGCTGATAGCCTGAGAATCAGCGTTGCAACGCTTGACTGTATCCGTAAGTGCGGATTCATCAAACCGATTAAGATCGGCGCTAGGGTGTACTACACGCCTGCCGAACTGCGTCGGTTACTGGAGAAAAAAGAGATTCCTACGTTCATTGAACACAACGAAGTTCCCGGAACGTACAGACTGTAAGGAGGATATTCCATCATGGTAAATCACATGATTTTGCAGGGCCGTTTAGTGGCCCAACCCGAACTTCGCTACACCCAGAGCGGCGTTGCTGTTGCATCGTTCCGCGTTGCCTGGAGCCGAAAGTACAAAGAAAGCGAAACCAAGCTGTTCTTGAACTGCGTGGCTTGGAGAGGTACAGCTGAGATGCTCTGCAAGTATTTCGGCAAGGGGCAGGAGATCGTCGTAGAGGGCGAGTTGAACACCAGGGGCTACACCGACCGGGACGGGAACGACCGGCAGGTGACGGAGCTGATCGTGTCGCAGGCGCATTTCTGTGGGCCGAAGAGCAGCGGGAGCAACCAGCCGAGCGGGGGTTATCCCGAAAACCAGTTCGATGAGCTGACAGAAGATGATGGTGAACTGCCCTTCTGATAGGGCGGTTCCGGGAGGGGAACAACCGAGATGTTGCCTTATATCAAAATTTACCGGGACTTCATCGACGTGGCTAAAGAGCTTGACGATGGCGAACGCGGTAGGCTATTCCTGGCAATCATGCAGTACGCCAACGGCGAAGAAGTCCCGCCCCTGAAAGGGGCAGAGAAAATTGCGTTTGTCGTTCTTCGGTCCCAAATTGACCGAGACGATGCCGCGCACGATGAATACATCGAAAAGCAACGGGAAAACGGGAAACGTGGCGGACGCCCAAAGAAAGGCAAACCAGAAAACAAAAACCCAAAAAACCCAACCCTTAAAAAGCAAAACCCAAAAAACCTTGATATAGACATAGACACTGACATAGACATAGACACTGACATAGACATAGACGGAGAAGATAGCGCGGAGCCGGAAACCGTCTCCCCGCCGGTTATCTCCCTGCCGCTGAATGATGGGAGTTTTTACCCAATCTCCCAGGAGCAGTGCCATGAATGGGCGGGCCTGTACCCTGCTGTCGACGTGATACAGCAGCTTCGGGGTATGGTTGGCTGGTTGAATGCCAACCCAAGTAGACGGAAAACGAAACGCGGCATCAACGCATTTGTCAACCGGTGGTTGTCCAAGGAACAGGATCGGGGCGGCAGTAAAACGCCCCCTACCAAGAGCGGAACGGGGTTTGAAACATCAAACCCATTCCTGGAATTGCTGAACGAGGAGCGTGGATTGAGTGGATAGAACTGAAACCTTGGCTATCATGTCCGTGCTGAAAGCAGCCTATCCCGGCTATTACCGGGATATGAAGCGGGCCGATGCTGAAAGTGTGGTTGCCCTGTGGGCAGAGATGTTCGTTGGTGATGATTACGCTGTCGTTGCCGCCGCCGTGAAGGGCTTGATCGCCACGAAAACCGATTCCTTTCCACCCCCTATCGGGGCTGTGAAAGCCAAAGTCCGGCAAATCAGCAACCCGGACGAAATGACGGAGCAGGAGGCGTGGACGTATATCGCCAAGGCGCTGCGAAACAGCAGCTACAACGCCGAGGAGGAGTTTTCCAAACTGCCGCCCATTCTCCAGGACGTGGTGCATGCGCCCCAACAGTTGCGAGAGTGGGCGCGGATGGATGAGGCAACCGTGCAGTCTGTGGTTGCATCCAACCTGCAACGCAGTTTCCGGGCCAAAGCCCAAAGCAGGCGGGATTTCGAGGCCCTGCCCAAAGATGTGCAGGCGTTGGCAAAAACATTTGCAGCCGCCCTGCCTCAGATGCCGGAGGAACCCAAACCGGCGGCGTTGCCGCCCAGGGTGCGGACGGTGGAGGATATCAAGGCCGACATGGAGAAAACGCGGGAAATCCTGATGCAGCAGGCTGGGACGAAAAAGAAGCCTGCTGACTACACGCCGCCTACGCCGGTAGACTGGGAACGGCAGAGGCAGGACGCGCTGCGACGATTCCGGGAGGTGGCACAGTGACGGTTTGCAGTTTCACCATCCCATATCCGGCAGGAAAAAAGGCTATGGCGATATGGAATAAACGTTTTGGGCTAAATGCCTACTATGCCGGAAAACACTGGGCCAAACGGAAAGAAGATGCAAAAGAATTGCACACCCTGACACGTTGGTGTATGCGCCGCGCTGGTGTTCCGCAGAGAATTTACCCAGGCCCCGTGGAATTGTTTTTCTGGTTTGATGATGGCCTGGATTGCTCTAATCACGCCGTCCTAGTGAAAGCGATTGAAGATAGTTTGAAAGGTTGGGTTATTGAGGATGATAGCCGGAAGTTTGTGAAGGGCATCAAGATCCGATTCCACGAAGAAGGGAACATCAAGGTCTTGGTTAGGGGGCTTGACAGGGATGATTGATGTAACCGGTAGAAGGTTCGGTTTTTTGATCGCCATTGAACCGGCTGGAAAAAATAAATACAATCGGCAGCTTTGGAGATGCAAATGCGATTGCGGCAACGAAAAAGTGACTACATGGGACGGTTTGAGAGATGGAACAACGAAATCATGCGGTTGCTTACACAGAAAAACTTCTGCCGAAAATAGCAGGAAATCAAGGGATTCTGTAACAAAACACAGCGGGTCGCACGAAAAGCTGTATTACGTTTGGCGTTCCATGCGTTCCAGGTGTACAAGCCCTAACAATCCACGATACAAGGATTGGGGTGGGCGCGGAATTTCCGTATGCAAAGAATATGGGCTGACGATTACGCTGTGTTTAAGGCGTGGGCTTTTCAACATGGTTACAACCCAAACGCCGAACGCGGACAGTGTACGATTGAGCGAATTGACAACAATGGTGATTATTGCCCAGAAAATTGCAGATGGGCTACCGCAAAAGAACAAGCCCAGAACAGAAGGCCTGCAAGACAACCATTTCCGTGACCCCACGAAAAAGGAGGAAAACCAATGATCAAAATCAGAAAATGCAACGACGTCCTGACAACATGGGCAGAGCTGAGAGATGTTGTCCATGCCGGTTCCAGCCCGCTTAATGTCGGTGACGAAATCGACATTGTGCTGAAAACTGGCGAAAAAGTCACGCTGGTGTGCGAACGTGCAGGGCACAGAAGCGCAACGTTTTTTACAAAAAACCTGCTCGAAGATGCCCATTGCATGAGTGTGAATTGGGCTGCAAAAAATGGAGAGCAGTTGAGCACGATGGAAGCATATCTCGACAAATTGTTTCGTTTGTTTCCGGATGATTTGAAGGGGGTTATAACCGAGCCGCTTCGGTTGTTGCGCGAGAAAGAGGTTTTCGGGGAAAACGAATACGGAAAGGAAGAAACGTGTGAACCGCTTCCTCGTTACTTCAAAGAGGAAAACCGGGTTAAAACGCTGAACGGCGTTCAGTTCCCGTATTGGTTGGCGTCCCCGTATGCGTCCAACTCCACGTACTTTTGCATTGTGGACGACGACGGCAGCAGCTACTACTACGGCGCCAGCAACAGCGGCGGCGTTTGCTTTGGCTTTGATATCTAATCTAACAATCGCGGGGCCTTGTGCCCCGCATAGGAGGAAAATAAATGAACGAACTGAATCAATTTGGGATTCTGTCGGGGAACGAAATCCGACAGCGCATGTGCAAGGGGGATATCATTATACACCCATACAACGATCAGCAGCTTGGCCCCAACAGCTACAATCTGCGTTTGCTGGACCGGATGCTGGTGTACACGGAGGCTGTGTTAGACCCACGGCGGAACAACCGCACACGGGAGATCGTTATCCCGCCAGAGGGATACGTCCTGAAGCCGGGGCGCGTGTATATCGCATCCACGGAGGAGTGGACCGAGACCCGGAACCTGGTCCCCATGCTGGTTGGGCGCTCGTCTGTAGGGCGCTTGGGGTTGGCCGTGCATGTGACCGCCGGGTTTGGGGATATCGGCTTCCGGGGCCGCTGGACGCTGGAGCTGGCCGCCACCGAGCCGGTGCGTATCTATTCAGGCATGGAAATTTGCCAAATTTATTATCATACGATCGCGGGAGAAATCCTTGATGAGTATAAAGGCAAATACGTCGGCCAGCAGGCGGCTACCCCGTCTCGGCTGTTCCGGGAGATGGGGGATGCAAAATGAAAAACTTGCACACCCTGGACAAATACAGAGATAGGGATTTTGGGTACCGTATCCACGGCGGACCCGGCGACGCTGGTAACGGTGCTTTCAAGGTTTACGTCGGCGGAAGATCGTTTTTCTGCATCGCCAGCAATGGCGGGGGTTGGGAGCACGTCAGCGTGTCCCCTTGCAACCGCAAACGGGCCACGCCGCCTACCTGGGCGGAGATGTGTGCTATCAAGGATATGTTTTTTGAGGATGAGGAGGCAGTTGTACAATACCACCCGCCCAAGAGTGAGTATGTGAACAACCATCCCTACTGTCTGCACCTGTGGCGTACGACATCTCAGGAGATGCCCAGGCCGCCGAAAATTTTTGTGTGAGGGGGAACAGAAATGGCTGAATATGTCGAACGGGAAGCGCTGAAAAGGCTGTTGGTAACCGAAAAATTTTGCGCCACCTGTCCTGGACTTGATGAACCAGGTGGGGGGTGCGCCGAATGCGTGGCTGATTACATCGAAAGCTTACCTGCCGCCGATGTGGCCCCGGTGCGACGGGGGCATTGGGTAAGGGTCGGAAACGGTACGACATGCAGCGAATGTATGCATGGCTTGTTGCGGATAAACGGAAAACAGTCGGAATGGGTTGATTTATCTGGAATGCCCTACTGCCCCAACTGCGGTGCGGACATGCAGGAGGTGCCCAATGACGATTGACGAAGCAAGAACGTGGCTCCAACGCTACACAGACAACACTCCCATGCCTGGGGCTAGGGAGGTGTACAAGACGATTCTGGAGGCGCTGGAACGAAGCAGATGGATTCCGGTGACAGAACGGTTGCCAGAAAAACGACGCATGGTGCTACTACATTTCAAAAGCGGCTATGAAGTTGGGTACTTGACTAACAATTACCGAGAACAGAACTGCTGGGTAGCTAGAAAATTCAATTTCCCAGGCCTGGAGATTGTTGTTGATCCCGATTACTGGATGCTCCTGCCGGAACCGCCGGGGGTGGAATGACAACTAACGCGTAACTGTGTCGATTCCAACACGGTTAGAAAGGAGAGCAAAATGAACATCCCAGATGAAATGAACTGCTGGGCTAATTTCTCAGCTGTGGTGGGCGGTGCCGCCTGCTATGAAGCTCTAGCGGAAGAGCGCATGGAGCTGGCCCACTGTGCCCTGAAACTCGCCAGAGTTTTGCGGGGAGATAACCCGGTTAAAAAAGATGGAACGATCTCCCGGGATAAGCTGAAAGAGGAATACACCGACGTTGTTTCCTGCGCTATCGCCTTGGGCCTGAAACCCAATGCGGATATATCCGTTTGGAAGTGGGAGAGACACAAGAAGCGGATGGAAGAAATGGAGTGTAAAAATGTTGATGGACAAGGTAACTAAGTGGCTGGAATTTGATAAGGCTGAGCGAATGGTCTCCGCGTTAGAGGTGTGCCAATGCGCCGAAACGCCGAGAGATTGCAACACAAAATGCCCGTATGTTGCGGAATCTGTGGAGGGGATCGCGTGCCACGAAAAACTGATGCAGGATGCAGCGGCATTTATCAAATGCCACACCATCGGTAATCAGGAGGAACAGCCCACCACCCGCAAAACCATCCTGGATGCTGCTGAAAAATGCGTGTGCCAGGATAGGCAGGACACGCACGGAAAACCGGAGGACAGTTTCGGTGTTATCGCCGACCTGTGGACGGCATACCTAGATATTGGCCGTGAGATCACGCCGGTTGACGTGGCGCAGATGATGATCCTGTTAAAAGTCGGCAGGGCAAAGGAGAACCCGAAACACCAGGACAACTGGGTTGATATGGCAGGCTATGCGGCCTGTGCAGGGGAGATTGCGGCGGATGTGTACGGCAATGATTCCTAATCCCCACCGTTGCCGGAAATGCGGCGGAGAACCCGCTGTACAGTGCATGTACAGAATCGAGGATGATGTAGAGTTGTACCGGGTTAGATGTGAAAAATGCCAGAACACAGGAAAAACGGAGCCGACCTACGGCCTAGCTGTTTTGTCCTGGAACGATGAAAACAAAGAGGATGATTCAAAATGAAAATCTTTATTTCTCAGCCCATGCGGGGCAAAACCGACGCCGAAATCCTGGCAGAACGGGAGCGGGCTATTAAGGCTGCTAAAGCTAAGCGGGGTGATGATGTGGAGGTCCTGGAGAGTTTCTTTCGGGGCGCTCCCACCGAAGCAAAGCCGCTATGGTTTCTGGGAGAGAGCCTGAAAGTCATGGCGGATGCGGATGCTGTTATCGTGTGCAAGGGGTGGAGCGATGCCAGAGGGTGCAAGGTGGAGATCGCCGCCGCAGATGCGTACAAGTTGCCGGTTTTCTTTCTGATCGGCGATAAATTGCGAGGATACAACGAGTAACCTGTGCAAAAAATGCACAAGTTGGAAAGGAGAACCAATGATTGAGTTTGAACACACAGAGGTAGTGGGCTGGGAAGCCGCTATCCGGGGGATGCGGAACCCTCATAACAGCTGGGACAAGTCGGATAGCAAATACATGCGCCAAGAAGACGGGCATATCATCGCAAGTCGCTACGAAGTCGGCCCCAACGACCATGATTTGATGATGCGCCTGGTCAAGGCTGGCACAGACCACCGCAAATTTATGCGGATGATCGTGGTGTACGTGGATGTTACTGCACCGCTGTATTGGATTTCTGAACTTGATACCTACAAAGTTGGAACCGTCAGGAATAGCTGCAGCTTCATGCACAAAGGCGTATCCAGACCATTTACGATAAGGGATTTCAGTGTATTCGATGAGCGGATTTACGATGTTCTGTCGAAGCCCGAAAAGACCGTGTACAAAATGACCTATCCGTATGAGACGAGCGACTTCAAACGAGTCGAAATTGAAAACGGAAGAACATATCGCGTCTACAGAAACGGGCGAGTCGTAAAGGAGAAGTTTGAATACACGGATACATATGGGAGAACAAGACATTTCGAGGAAAAGGAGGTTTCCGTCTTCCAAAATAAAGGTGGGTATTTCTACATCAGGAAGTCAGGTCGAGGTTCTGGAACCATTCTGCTACACAGGCTTGTTGCCTTTGCATGGCTTGGAGATGGCGGAAGCAAAATGCAGGTAAACCATAAAAACGGGAACAAAGGAGACAATTCCGTTGAAAACCTGGAATGGGTAACAGCTCGCGAGAACATGCAACATGCCATAGGGCGCGGGTTATACAAGAACCTGTCAAGTTTACGTTCAAGATACATCTCGTGGAAAAGCTCTGCGAGTGTGATTCCTGCGAGCAAACGAATGGAGTTCTACTCTGACGTTCATTCTGGTTTGCATTACCAGAAGCTCACAGAAAAATACGGGATCACGAAAAGACAGGCGTATAATTCAAAATGGACCATGGAACACTCTGAGTACGAAGAACTTTTCCAGATGTGTTATACATGGGAGAGGGTCTTGAATACGATGAACGCTATGCGCGAAGAATACCTTGAGACAAAGGACCCGAACATATTCCAAGCAATTAGGTGTTTGCTCCCATCAGGATACATGCAGCGTTCTACCTATATGCTGAACTACGAGGTTTTAACAAACATCTACCACGCCAGGAAAAACCACAAGCTGGACGAATGGCGGGAGTTCTGCCGCTGGATTGAAACACTCCCGTACTCCGAACTGATAACCGGGGGCGCTGAACAATGGCTCTGACAGCGCAGGAAATCAGGCAACGGGATTTGCGGTATAAGAAACAGAGTTATGAATGGGCAAAAGCTAGGGGGCTGTGCGTTCGCTGTATGAAAGAACGCGCCGCCCCTGGGCGGTATAAATGTCTGGAGTGCCTATCCATCAGCGTAGAGCTAAACAACGCTTGCAACGCTAAACTATCCCAAGATGAAAAGAAAAAACGGGGAGAGCGCAACAGGGAGAGTATGAAAGCCTTGTACGCGCAGCGAAAAGCGGCAGGGCTATGTACAGCATGCGGCAAACCGGCCTACAAAGGGCAGGCGTTCTGCAATGAATGTAGGTTGCGGCGCAACAGAAAACACAGAGAACGGTATGTACGGAAACCAGCAGGGGAGTGCCGTTACTGCGAACGCCCAGCGCTACCAGGACGGCAGATGTGCAAAGAGCATTATGAGCGTGATTTGGAGATACTAGAGTACGCTAGATCACAGCGTAAAACAGATCCGGTCCGGGATGCTATCAACGATTTCTGGAAGCTGAAAAAAGCAGGGGGATAATATGGATGATTTCGACAAGAAGGTTCTTCTTTCGCTGGAAAAGAACCGGATGATGATTAGCAAGGTGGCGCGGGAGTTGTTTTGCCACCGGCACACTATCACCTATCGCCTGGATAAGTTGAAGAAGGAAACGGGCGTTGATCCGTTGGAAGTGCGGGGTCTTGTGGCCCTGCTTGATAGAATTGGAGGGCAGATTTGAAAGAAGCGTGGTTGCCTATCCCTGGGACAAGTGGGTGGTACGATGTTTCTAATTTTGGTGAAATCCGAAGCTGGATAAAACAACGTTGGGACCATTCCAGAGAAAGGGCTGAAAATCCACGAATCATGCGCCAACAATCGCACAACGGAAACGTCACTATTCAAATTGCCGGTAAAACAATTCGAGTAAAAGATGCTGTGTGTGATGTATTCCTCGGTGGGAAACGGGAGGGCATGATCCTGCGGCACAAGGACGGAAATTATCAAAATTGCGCGGTAAATAATTTGGAGTTTGTAACAAGGGCGGATTTCAACAAGGAGCGCAGAAGCCCAAATTGCCGAATTGTGGCCAAGACGGACAAATGGGGTAAGGTGCTGAAATTCTATCCTAGTGCAAGGGCTGCTGCGCGGGAAAATTACCTATCCACAAGCGGCTTGCACAGACGAATTAAAAATAAGTCGTTCATCGACGGCGTGATTTTCAAATATGCTGATTAACAGATGGACATATTGTCCAAAGAATTAGCAAAAACACAGATTTTCATGGAACGATACGGTAGATTATGGTATAATAATAGCAAGGAAGTCTTTGTCCTTTCGGGCTTCCGCATGCTTCTTCCGCCGGGTGGCGGCGGCAATAGCCACCCCTCCTATTTGGTATAGGGGCGGGGGTTCTTCCCCTGCCCCGCCCTCCATATCCTGGGCGCTGGTGTGTATGATTTGGTTCAATTCCGAATCCCAGGACCATCCCGAAAGGGAGAATAAAATACGAAAGGCAGGTGAAGCTTTGATTTCTTTTCTGCATTTTGTGTTTTGTTTTTCAGCACCTAACCCAGCGCGGCGAGCGTCCTATTATCTGGCACGGTAGGGATGCCACGACCCGCGCAGGTTGGGATATATGAAAGAACGCCGCCGGATAACGCAAGGGTGTGTCACCAGCGTCTTCGACGTGGCATTTGCGCCGGGAGTTCTTTCTATATGCTGGCTATCGGTGCAGGAGCCAATAGCTGGCTTTCCGCTCTGTCGGTTCTCTTTTTTGTTTCCATAGGGAATGCTCCTTCGGTAAGCTGCGGCCTGTAAAAGCAGCTCCATCACTCACCTGGTGGCCCCGGTTGGATTCCGGTTAGGCATACGGCGGGATACTCAAGCTTGGTTTAAGAGGCCGCATTGCTAATGCGGTATGGGCTACAGCCTGCGTAGGTTCAAATCCTACTCCTGCCGCCGGATGGGTTGTGGTGTAATCCCCTTGAACGTACTAAGTCGGCGATTCCCCACGGTGGAACACTGTTGCGTGTGTGTACAGCACCAACACCGCTGTGGGGCAATATAGCGGGTGGCGATAGCCTATATCCGGGTAGTTACCGGGGCCTGCTACCAGAATAGCGGTTAGCATTTGCGGATGCTGGGGCGATGGAAACCCGCCCTGACAGCTCGGAAGAGACGGGCACAGGAGGAATAACGATGAATCTAAGAAAGGTTGCAACTAAGCTGCAAACCGCCCTGTGCCAAAAGGGACGGTTTATCAAGCTGAACCAGATGCAGGCGTATTCCGAAAAAACGGGGAGGATGGTGACTAAGTTCGTGCTTACTGAAAAGAAAGAAAATGCTGCTGGACGTATGCGGGACAGCACCATCATGGAAAGCTACCAGTTAGCCGATATTGTGAAGAAACTGGCTCAGATTTACGGCGGTGATTCCGCTTGAAGAGAGATGAGTTTGGGTTAACACTAAGACAGCGGAAATTCGCTGATTTATTCCTGAAATACGGGAATAAAACTAAGGCGGCAATTGAAGCTGGATATTCAGAAAGAAGCGCCCCTGTTACTGCAAATGAGGTGCTAAAGAATCCTAATGTTTCCGCTTATTTGGAACATTTGCAAGCAAATATGGATAAAGAGCGCATTGCAGGCATTGAAGAAGTTATGCAATTCTATTCGGATGTAATGCGTGGGCGGGTAAAAGATCAATTCGGGCTGGATGCTTCTTTAGCCGACCGGTTGAAAGCTGGTGACAGCCTGGCAAAACGGTATGCTTCCGTTGGTAAGGGCTACGGCAAGCGGAAGAAGCAGGTTGATGATCTTACCCGTTCGCTGTTAGAAGATGCAGAACGCATGGAACGGGAAAGAACGGGTGATGATTGTGCTAAGTGAAAAGCAGCGCAAAATCCTGGCTTTCCCGTTTACTGGATACAATGCCTTGATCTGTGATGGAGCTATCCGTTCGGGCAAAACATCCCTGATGACGATTGCATTTGTCGATGATGCAATGCGCCGCTATGACGGCCAACGATTTGCTATCTGCGGGAAAAGCGTGGACAGCGCTGTTAAAAACATCATCATTCCATATATGCAGGTGGATTGGGTAACGAGCCAGTATCAAGTCACCTGGAAACGCACGGACAAAGTCATGGTAGTCAACGATGGCGAACACGAAAATGTGTTTGAGGTGTTCGGTGGCAAAGATGAAGGTTCGTTCATGCTGATTCAGGGCCGAACGCTGGCAGGGGTGTTGCTGGACGAAGTGGCGCTTCAACCCCGTTCTTTCGTGGAGCAGGCACTTGCCCGGTGTTCTATTGCCGGTTCCCGGTTGTGGTTCAACTGCAATCCTGGCCCACCTTCCCATTGGTTTTACCAGGAATGGATTAAAAAGGCTGGGGAAAAGAACGCCCTGCATCTGCATTTTTTGTTAGATGATAACCCAGCCCTTGCACCTGAAATCGTCCAACGGTACAAATCCATGTATGCAGGTGTGTTCTACCGCCGCTATATCCTGGGCGAATGGTGCGTAGCCGACGGCCTGGTTTACCCGATGTTCGACAAAACGAAACACATAGCCACGGAACAACACTCCGGCGGCGTGTACTATATCAGCATCGACTACGGCACGTTGAACCCTACGGCTATGGGGCTGTGGCAGCTGCGAAACGGTAAAGCTGTGATGCTGAAAGAATATTACTACGATGGACGCAAACAGAAGCGCCAGAAAACGGATGAGGAATACGCCGACGATCTGGAAGCATTTGCGGAAGGGTACCAGATAGAACGAGTAATTGTTGACCCATCGGCAGCATCCTTCAAGGAAACGCTGCGGCGGCGCGGCAAATTTGCAGTGATGGATGCTAATAACGCAGTGCTTGATGGTATCCGTCTTACTGGTAGTTTGCTGTTAGCTGGTAGAATCCTGTTCGATGCCAGCTGTGAAAATACGTTTGATGAATTCGGTTCCTACTGCTGGGATGAAAAAAAGGAAACCGACGCGGTAATTAAAGAATCGGACCATGCGATGGATATGATACGCTACTTCGCGTATACGATAATGCGGCGGGAGGTGCGCTAATGGAAAGTTTTTTTGCTAGGACGTTCCGAAATTTGAAAAACTGGCTGTTTCCCACCGCTGCCGCTAAAAAAGATTTCGGCGTAGATACGGCGGTTGGTACCACGATGCAACAGAATATCAACCTGTGGTATTCCATGTACATCAACGAACCGCCCTGGGCCAAGCGCGACATTATCCCGCTCGGCCTGCCTGCTGCTATCGCCCGTGAAATGGCACGGCCTGCGCTGGTTGAGTTCAGCGGAACAGTTACCGGCGGGGCACGGGCTGATTTCCTGGATGCGTGTTTCCAGGATGCCGCCCGGAGCTTTGAGAAAAACTTGGAGATGGGGCTTGCTCTTGGTGGGCTGGCCCTTCGACCTTATGTGTACAACGGTGTGTTGAAAGTCGATGCTTCTAGTATCATGGCATTTCAGCCTACTAACTTCGACGAAGCTGGTAAATGCACCGGCGGTGTATTCCGCGAGCGGGTGCAACTAGCCGGTAAATGGTACGTTCGCCTGGAAAGCCATGAGTTTGTGAGAGATGGAGAACGCACGGCCTACGTTGTACGGAACAAGGCTCACAAGTCCAATCAATACGGAACAGTGGGCGAGGAAGTGCCGCTCGATACGGTCCCTGCCTGGGCAACCTTGGACGATGAAACAACGCTCGACGGCGTGGAGCGTCCGCTGTTTGCCTTTTTCACCCCGCCCGTTGCGAACAACATCGACACCGATAGCCGCCTGGGTGTATCTGTGTACGGCGGTTCTATCGTCGGCCTAGTAAAGGATGCAGATGAACAGTGGGATAGATTGTGGTGGGAGTTCAAAAGCGGTGAGCGCAAAATTTTTGCAGAATACACCAGCGGGAACGCCCGTGATTTCGGACGAAATCGGCTCTATGAGTTCGGTCCGTTTATGTCCCAGGATGGGGACTTTTTCAAAGAGTTCTCCCCGGCGTTTCGGGATGATGCCATTTACAGGGGTTTTCAAAACATCCTGAAACAAATCGAATTCCAGACAGGCCTAGCCTATGGAACGATTTCTGACCCGTCCAGCGTGGAAAAAACATCGACGGAAATCCTGGCCAGCAAGCAGAGACAGTATATTACAGAGAGCCATATTCAGCAGGCGTTTGGGGATGCCCTGGACGATCTGGTATATGCGATGGATGTATACGCCACACTGTACGCCCTGGCCCCTCAAGGGGACTATGAACTGCATCTGAGTTTCGGGGATGGTGTGCTTGATGATCCTGAGAGCAACCGCGCAGAAATGGCGGCTGACCTGCAACTGGTATCTGCTGGTATTCTTAACGCTTATGAGTTCCGGCAGAAACATTTCGGCGAGGATGAAGAGACAGCCAGAGCTATGCTGCCGGGGATGGAGGAAATGGTCGATGAACCGCAAGGGGAACTTGAATAATGAAGTACCCATTCAGCCCTGCCGTTTTGGATGCCCTGCCTGAGCCTATCGCCGAGCTATTCCGAGGCCTGGAAGATAGGCTGCTACAAGAAATCTGTTGGCGGCTGGTGGTGTCCGGGGACTTGAACCAGGTGACTATTGAGGATATCCGGGAACTGCGTGCCCACGGGATAACACTGGATGAAATCACAACGGCTATTTCTGAAACCACGCAAACCAGCCTTGATAAGGTAGATGCTATCATGGACGGCGTAGTAGAGCGCAACCGCAAATACTACGGCACACTAGCTACGGCGGCAGAGATTACCGCCCCGCGCCACATTGTTGATGATGTGGATGTGGAAGCTATTCGGCGGCAGACCAAAGACGAACTGCGAAACCTTACTCAATCAATGGGCTTTGCAGTCCGACGCAATGGCAAGGTTGTTAAGTGGTTGGAACCCAAGAAAGCCTATCAATGGGCGCTGGATATGGCGGAAACAGAAGTTATGTCCGGGACTATCAGCTACAATGAAGCGATAGCCCACGCCACGAAGCAGCTTGCCGCTGGTGGTTTAACGTCTATCCGCTACGAATCCAATGGGCGGGTACATTACGATCAAGCGGATGTAGCCGCTCGACGCGCCGTTATGACTGGGGTGAATCAAACCTGCCAGCGCTATGCAGAGCAGAGCATGGAGCGGTTGGAAACTAACCTAGTGGAAGTGTCCGCCCATGCTGGGGCGAGAAACACAGGAAGTGGGCCAGAAAACCACCAGTCGTGGCAAGGGAAACTTTTCGTGTGGAATAAGCCGGGGCAACCCAAGAACACAAAGTACCCGGATTTCATCGAAAACACCGGATACGGAACTGGGCCGGGCCTTGGTGGGTGGAACTGTAAACATCATTACTACCCATTTGTGGAAGGGGTTTCTTCCAGAACTTACACCGACAAACAACTGCGCGAGATAGATCAACCCCCGTTCGAGTATCAGGGCCGCACATACGACCAGTACCAGGCATCCCAGAAACAACGGGAGATAGAACGATCTATTAGGAAGCAGAAACGCATACAGAAAGCGGCGGAAGCCCTGGGAACAGAGGAAGCCGCCAAGGATGCAACGGCGGCAAAGGCAAAGATTCGCCTGCTGAACCGTGAATACAGGTTATTCAGCGAAGCGGCCAACTTGCCGTTACAGCGCGAAAGGACTAAGGTGGTATATTGAAGATTACCGTAGCTGAAAAGGTAGAGGATGCCACCCGCGCCGCTACCGTTGAGTTTGACGGCACAAGCCCGGAACAGGTGGAGGCTATGAAAGAGTTCTTCAACCTGTATTTCGGAACAGACCAGGAGGAAGACGATGATTAAAACCATCAACGGACAAACCTGGTTCTGTTGCCCCGAATGTGGGAAGAAGATTCACCCGGTAAAGCCGGGAGCCTGTGGCGTCCTAGTGAAATGCACCGGCAAAAACAACGGTATACGTTGCGATTGGTACGGTGAAATCAAATGGGCCGGATAACCAAACGAAACCAAAATTAAGCAAGCGTAAGCAAACAAAAAGCAAACGTAAGCAAAAAGAAGCAAAGTAAAGCGAATAAAACCCAAATAACCTGAGCCTTTGAGCCAAGAATCAACTAAAACGTTGGTTTTTGGCTTATTTTTTATCTTTGACCGCCCCGACGTCGTAAAACTACGGGCGACAGCGGATGCAACCCGCGTAAATAAGCGTAGTCGTGGGAGAGAACAATGAAACGCGAATATCTAAAAGAGCTTGGCTTAGAGGATGAAATCATCGACAAGGTCCTTGCTGAGAATGGCAAGGATATCGAACGGGAGAAGGGCAAGGCTGAAGCTGCCAAGGCGGACGCCGAGAACCTGAAGACCCAGCTTGCCGACCGAGACAAGGATCTGGAAGAGCTGAAAAAGAACGCTGGTTCTGCCGATGAGATCAAGGCCCAGATGGATGAGCTGAAAGCCAAGTATGACAAAGACACGGAATCTTTCAAGGCGCAGATTGCGGAGCGAGACTATTCCGCCGCCGCTTCTGCTGCTATCACCGGCGCAAACGTCAAATTTTCGTCTAAGGGCGCTGAGAGGGCGTTTCGAGACGAACTCAAAGCCAAGGGTCTGACCCTGAAAGACGGCGCACTGGAAGGTTTCGATAACTTCCTGAAAGAACAGCGTGAAGCTGACCCCGGCGCTTTTGCATCTGATAAGCCTACCCCTTCCTTTGGCCGACCTGTCGGCGCGGGTGGTAAGGACAACGGTACCGAAAACATCGGTATCGCTCTTGCAAAAAGCATCGGTGCGGCTACCGCGCAGAACAACAAAACGTACAGCGACGTACTGTCGCAATATAAGGGAGAGTGAAAAATATGGCACTGGGTACCATGAAATACTCTGAGGTTTCCGCACCTTCGGATGTGGAAATCCTGTACAACTCCGAGTATGTGGGCAAGGCCCTTACTCTGGATTCTACCGCATTTACCAGCGGCGTTTGCAAGGCTGGCACTCCTATGGCGGCTGATGGCAAAAAGGCTGCAACTTCCGACGAATCCGGCAGTCAGACTTCTACCGCCGTCGGCGTCCTGCTGTGGGACGTTTACGAGGATCGCCCCCAGGGCACTATCGTTATCGGCGGCTACATCAACACCACCAAAGCGCAGGCGCATTCCGGCGTTACCGTGGATGCTGCCGCCAAGGCCGCTATGAAGAACGTCGTATTCATGTAAGGAAGGAGGATACACAATGAACATTTCTGATGTTTTCAGCGCTGCCGCTATTGCCGTGCAGCAGACCGAAGCTGCGTCTAACCGCATGGCTTACCTGGGTGAGGGTTTCTTCCCTGCCAAGAAGAAGATGGGCCTGGATTTGAAGTGGATCAAGTCCCACAAGGGCCTGCCCGTTTCTCTGGCCCCCTCCAACTTCGACGCCAAGTCTACCCTGCGTAGCCGCGAGGGTATCAAAGTTGATGAGACCCAGATGGCCTTTTTCCGTGAGTCTATGCTGGTGAAGGAAGAGGATGAGCAGGAGATCATGCGTATCGTAGACGGCAATGATCCCTACCTGGCCTCTGTCCTGTCCTCCATCTATGACGATGCTTCCACCCTGGTTGAGGGTGCCCGTGTCGTGGCTGAGCGTATGCGTATGCAGCTGCTTGCCCCCGTGACCGACGGTTCCCCCAGAATCGTCCTGGAAGCTGGTGGCGTGCAGTACTCTTACAACTACGACACCGACGGCAGCTACAAGACCAACAACTACAACGCTATCACCACCGCTACCAAGAAGTGGAGCGCCACCGACACCGCCGACCCCATGTCTGACATTCAGGACGCTCTGGATTCCGTCGAATCCAACACCGGCACCCGGCCCACTATCATGCTGTGCAGCAAGAAGACCATGGGCTACCTGAAAGCCAACGCCAAAATCAAGTCCGCTGTGCTGGCCCAGAACATCACCGCCAACGTGTTTATGACCGATGCGCGAGTGAATGAGCTGTTCCAGAACGAGCTTGGCGTGACCATCATCGTGTACTCCAAGCAGTACAAGGATGAGGCTGGCACTGCTCACAAGTTCTATCCCGACGATATGGTGACCCTGCTGCCTGAGGGCGCACTGGGTTCTACCTGGTACGGCACCACCCCCGAAGAGCGCACTCTGATGGGCAAGGCCGATGCCGATGTGTCCCTGGTTGATACCGGCATTGCCGTTGCGGTGACCACCACCTCTGACCCCGTGAACACCAAGACCACGGTTTCCGAAATCGTCCTGCCCTCCTTCGAGCGCATGGATGAGACTTACGTTATCAAGGTAGCCTGAGAAAGGAGCTAACCAATGGCTTACGCAACCTATGAGTTTTACAGGAACGAATACGGCGGCAACGCCATTGAAGAAGCCGATTTCAACGGTCTTGCTACCCGCGCTACCGCCTACATCAACGCCGTCACTAGCGGGAGAGCTATGTCGGCGGTGGGAGATGATTTAACGGCGGTGCAAATGGCTACCTGTGAGCTGGCTGAAATCTTCCAGGATGAAAACAGGCTGAACGCCCTGACCTTTTCCTCCACCGGTTCCATCTCTAGCGAATCGGTGGGGGGATGGTCCCGGAGCTACGGTACCAAAACTCTAAGCACGGCAGACCTGCAGCTGCTAACAGCACGCAAAAAAAGCGCGTTGTTAATCTACCTGCAAGGTACCGGTTTTTTGCAGGCTACCGGCTACCCGCTGGCAAAGTGGGGTGACTGCTGGTGACGATGTTTCCACATACCATCACCCTGTATATCATCACTGAGGATCAGGTAACATTCGAGCAGGTGACGAATATCACGGTGTTGGAAGGGGTGCTGCTGGATGCTGCCAAAGCTACCAACGTCCGTTCTTCCGGCATGGAAAATGCCGATGCTGTGACGGTATACATCCCATTCAACGTGAAAGCCTACGACGGCCAGACCGCTGAAATCAAACGGTATGTATCCCCAAAGGAATACCACGCCGCCGCCGATAAAAGCGGCCTGTGGACGCTGGATTCTGCGCCTCCTACCGATGTTTCTACATTCATCGTCAAGGGTGAAGTAATCGAACCTGAGAAAGATTTCCAGTGGATTAACCGCACACATGATGATGTATACAGAATCAATTCGGTGGATGAAAAGGACTTTGGTTCGGATGAAATGCAACATTGGGAAATCGGGTGCAGATGATGATTAACATTAAAGTAGATGTGAAAATCGACGCCGCCAAGTTTGCCCAGCGTGCAGACCGCGCCAAGGAAGTTCTGGCAAACGAAGCTATGAAAGACACTGACCAGTTTGTTCCAGCCCTTACAGGTTCCCTTGCGGGACGGGCTAGGGTGCAGGGGGATACCATCGTATACCCCGGACCGTATGCCCGTTTTCTGTGGGAAGGTAAGGTGTTGGTTGATCCTGATACCGGAAGCCCATGGGCTAGGCCGGGAGCTACTAAGGTGGCAAACGGCAAGAGCCTGGTATTCACCAAGGCAATGCACGGACAGGCACAAAGCCATTGGTTCGATGCTTCCAAGGCTATGAATCTGCCGAACTGGGTAAAGAAGTACAAGGAGGCGATATTGAATGGATGATAAACCATTACGCATGGTATCCAGGGCGGAAACCGATCAGATTTCCAGAAATCTACTGGTTTGGCTGAATCAGTACGAAAATAAGCCTGCCAATATCGCCTTTGAATACCTTCCTTCCGATCAGCCTGGTATGGCGCTTTCTACCATCCAAGGGGCCTACAAAACAAAGGAATACGTTCGCGGGGCGTATCAGGGGCAGTATCAATTCAAAATCATCTATCGTCTGCAACCATCCAGTAACAACGACCGGTTGAAAGCCGATGAAATCCTGGATGCTATTGGTGACTGGGCCGTATCCCGCCGCCCATTGCCTTATCTGGGGGATGGGAAACAGGCAACTAAAATTACCTGCAACACCAGGGCGGCAATGTTCGCCCGGTACGACGATAACACAGAAGATCATCAAATTCTGATGACTATGGACTATTTTTCCAACTGAAAGGGGAAATGAAAAATGAAACTTTCTACCCTTATGACGGGCAAGGAGCCGTCTCCTTCCTATTCCGGCGTTGCCACTGCCGACGATTTTGTTCTGGCCGTTGATATTGCCTCTTCTCCCACTGGCAAAATCGGTGACTATGTGGTTGTCCAGGGCGGCATCACTAACGTTGATTCCCAGCTGAACCCGGAGAGCGAGGACAAGACCTACATCCGCAACGGCAAAGTGACCACCAAGACCGCCACTCAGCGCACCTTCAACGTCACCGGTGATCGTATGTTTGGCGATGATTTCCAGGACTACGCCCTGTCTCACGCTATCAAGTTCGGCACCGGTCAGGCCGTTATCGTGCCCTACGTCTATTTCTCTCTGCTGACCGGCAAGGGCGAAAAGGGCACCGCTGCCGTTATCGTGAACTCGGACGGTTCCGGCGAGGCAGGCGCTTCCGCTGAGATCGATGTGGATATCATGGCAACTGCCGCCCCCACCGAGTACACCTATTCCGCCGACGTGTAACCAAAGATAAGGAGGACTGAGCATGGACACCTACAATATCAACGGCGTTGCCGTGGAGTATGACACCTTCGATACGGTAAACATGGAGTTGTTTATCAATGAGCTGGAACGTGTGCAGAAGGAAACCGAAGCACTGCCCAAGAACGCCACCGCCTACATGAAGGGCATGTGTGAACTGGTTCGGGACTTCTTCGATACCATTATCGGGGAAGGTACCTCTGACAAGTGCTTCGGCCCCAGAAGCAACCTGAAAGCTATCGTGTTTGCATACGGCGATTTCGTCCGCCGCGTGGCGGAAGAGATGGTTTCCATCAAGGATATCGCGAACGGGCTTCCTGTGCCCGGCGCTGCCGCCACCCCCACCAACCGGGAGCAGAGACGCGCAGAGGAACGGGCACGACGCCGCGCAGAAGCCGCCGAACGGGTGAAGCTGCGCAAGTCCGATGCGAACTAACCCGTTTCGGGCGCTACCGGATCATGTTGAAGTCAACGGGAGACAGGTGCCGATAGACCCTAGCTTCCGCGTCGGAGTGGCGATAGAGCTAGAGGTATTGAAGGAAGAAAAGCCGGATGTAGCTGGCCTACTAAGCCTTTTCTACCGAGGCTCTGTCCCTGCCGATGTTAAGGCCGCTGTTGATGCCATGCTTGGCTTTTTCCGTGGGTACAATCAAGCCGACGGAGAACCAAAACAAGGGGATAAGAAGAAGGGAGGGAGAGTATACGACTTTGAGCAAGACGCCGAAGCTATCTCTTCCTCTTTTCTTACTTACTATAACATCGACCTTACGAAAACAGACTTACATTGGTGGGAGTTTCGCCGCCTGCTGTTCAACCTGCCGCATGAAAGCAATTTTATGCAACGGATTATGTACCGAACGGCGGACTTAAACAAGTTAGACCGGACGCGCCGCAAGCATTTCAAGAAAATGCGCGAAATCTACGCTATCAAGGATACCGTAGACCGCAAAAAGCACATGACGGTGGAAGAGCGCGATGCTGAATTGTTGGCGCAAATCAACAGGAGATACCAGGAGGCAGAGGAATACGTCAAACAGAAGGGGAAAGGTGATTAAGGTGGTGACGTAAATGGCTGATGGTTCCGTTACCATCGAAATTAACGGTGATGCTAGCGAAGTAATAAACTCGTTCAAACAAGTTTCATCTGCTGCCGAAGCATTAGCAAACAACCTAAAGGGTATCACTGGTTCATTTGAGACTGTTTCCAGCGCTTCGCGGGGCATGTCAGAGGGTATTTCTGGTTCCCTTGGGGACATTGATACCTACCTGGACGAAATCGACGCCTCACTGAATGAGCTGAACAACGATCCATTTTCCACGGCGGCGGATGGTGCCCAAAACCTAGGAAATTCGCTGAACGATATGGATTCCTACCTAGATGATTTGGAATCATCGTTCGATGAACTGCGAAATGACCCGTTTAGCACAAACTCGGACGGCGCGGACCATCTACGCGAGGATCTGGACAGGTTGAGTGATTCAGCGGATGATGCCGAGGAAGACCTGGATAGATTAGGTGATGCTGCCGATGATGCCGGGGACCAGATGGATGAAGCTGGTGGCAGTGCCAGTAAATTCAGCGAGATTTTCAAAGGCACCTTCATGGGCAACCTTGCCGCCAAAGGCGTTGAGTTAGCTGTCGAAGCTGTAAAAAAGCTCGGCGAGGCTATGATCGACGTCGGCAAGCAGGCCGTCGAAGCCTACGCTTCTTATGAGCAGAATGTAGGCGGCATTGATACCCTATTCAAAGAGGCTAGCGGCACGATGCAACAGTACGCCGCTAACGCCTACAAAACAGCCGGGCTTTCTGCCAACCAGTACATGGAGACGGCTACATCGTTCGCCGCGTCTCTGGTTTCTGGCCTGGGCGGTGACGTAAACAAAGCGGCAGAGATAGCAAACCTAGCTATCACCGACATGTCGGACAATGCAAACAAGATGGGCACCGACATGCAGAGCATACAGGACGCTTACCAAGGTTTTGCTAAGCAAAACTACACGATAAATCTAATGTCCGCCGCATAAGTGATTTTGCGGTGAATGTGCGTGAACGTTAATCAGCGGTGTGGGTGCAAAATACGGCAGGAAATGGCCGTTGAGATGCATCTGCTAACAGGGGAAGCCTAAACCTAAATGGCATGGTAATCCTGTGCGAAGCCCAGAAGTGGGAACGTCAAACGACTATGGGTTTGTCACCCAGTACGGCAACTATTGATACGTTGTTGGAAGTGCGCACCATCTAAATAAAAAGTCCAACCCTTTTTTCTACCCTTTACGTACAGCTTTCCATAATGAATAAGGCCCTTGCTACACTGAAAGTGTTCGGCGGCATCATTCCTAGAATCAAAATGCAGGATTCTGCCGTCCAAATGAACGGCAACAACCCTTTTCTTTCGGTTTTCGATGCGTTCCGCATATCCAAAATTCCAACAATTTTGGGATACGGAAACCCAACGAAGGTTTTCAACATTGTTGTTAATTTTGTTGCCGTCGATGTGGTCAACCTGTGGCAGATTGTCCGGGTTATCGAGGAAAGCGCTAGCAACTAACCTGTGAACGTATTGGGGATTTCTTTGACCAAGGTCGAGAGACATATAACCGCTTGTAGCCTTGTGCTGCTTCAAGATTCTTCCGGTTTTATCGTTTCTTATCTGCCCGTCGGAACTTGCAGAATACTTAGAAAATTGTGGTATGGTTTTCCAAACTTGCATTATTATCACCTCTTATAGCATTATACCATAAAACTGCTATAAAAACAACTTGTGCAAGCTGGATTTTAGATGAAGATATAGTCTAAACCCCTAATAAATATCGGGAAACCGAGGGTATATTTGGTTAGATAACCTAAAACTGGGTAGACAGTGCCATACCATTGCCCAGTATAAACCCTGTGAAAACGGTGAAACCCCAAACGGATAATGCTGTGGGCGATACCGTGCGAAACGCTAAATTATAGTGAACGTGTAACGACTATCGAAATGACGGGGAAACCCGGAACAGAGTAGAGTACGCCCAAGCGGGCGGAAGCGCAGGGGGCCGGAAACGGTCAAGAGATAGTCTGACCTGCATGGAAACATGCAGCAGCCGAAAGGCGGGTACAGCCTAGCAAACTGTACTGAACTTACTTGTATGGCGGCACACAATCAGAAATGATTCGCCTAATCAATGATTCAGGCGTCCTTGGTAAAAAAATCAGCAGCCTGGATAATGTGTCGTTCGCGACAATGATCGAGGCTATCCATGCGGTGCAAAACAACCTAGGAATCACTGGCACCACGGCGAAGGAAGCAGCTACCACCATCGAGGGTAGCGTAAACTCTATGAAGGGTGCCTGGGAAAACTGGCTCGTCGGGCTGGCAAGCCCGGATGCAGACCTTGGTGCGCTTACACAGAACCTAGTCCAGAGCGTTGTTACAGTCATTCAAAACGTCGGTCCGACTATCGGACGAATTCTTAGTAATTTGGGAAGCCTCATCCTGGATGGTCTGAGCAATCTATTTCCCGACGTTGCAGGCTGGATTTCTGGCCCCATTGAAGGTGTGAAATCGGCATTTTCCACATTAGGGGAAGCCATAGGCAAGGTTTTTACACCAGAACGAACGGCGGCAATCAGTGAGTTTTTCCAGAAATTTACTGAAATTGCGGCAACGGTAGCTATCACAGCTCTCAGTGCTGCCCTTGAATTCCTGGCAAACGTAATTACTGCCGTCGTAACGGTAATTGGTGCGCTGATAACCTTTTTTAGCACCACCTTACCCAATGCAATCCAAACGGTAATCACCTGGTTCCAGAATCTACCGGATGCCATTTTTAACGCATTGACAGCGGCGGGGACAGCTATCCGCAACTGGGGCACCTCAGCGAAGGATGCGCTGGTAAACGCTGTAACCAATGCTATCAATGCAGTTGTTACGTGGTTCTCCGGGCTGGCAAGCAAAATTACCAGTGCTTTAACGGCGGCTGGTGCTGCTATCCGCAACTGGGGCAACGATGTTAAGCAAACAATGGTGAATGCGGTAACCAATGCGGTTAACGCGGTGGTTACATGGTTCCAGAATCTCGCTGGCAAAATCACCAGTGCGCTGACTGCGGCAGGTGCCGCTGTTCGCAGTTGGGGATCGCAGATGATAGCCAACATGCGGCAGGCGGCAAGTAATGCTGTAAATGCGGCTATCACGTTCTTTTCAACTCTCCCAGGCAAAATTAGAAGCGCTTTAGCAGGCGCTCTATCTGCTCTGATTAGTTGGGGTTCCCAGATGGCAGCGCAGGCCAGGGCCAAAATGGTGCAGGTTGGCAACAACATCAAATCAACGCTTTCTTCGTTGCCTGGACAGCTGAAATCCATCGGTGCCAACATCATCCAGGGACTAATCAATGGTATTTCCAGCAAGATCAGCGCGGCTATTGACAAAATCAAAAGCTTTGCCGGGCAAATCAAGGGTGCTTTTACCAGCCTTTTAGGAATTCATTCGCCGTCCAAGGTATTCTATGAATACGGTGTGAACATCATTCAGGGCCTTGCAAATGGCTTGAAAGAAAACATCAAGCTAGCCCGTGATGCAGCGAGAAACGTTGCTAACATCGTTTCCAAAGAGGTTGAAAAGCTGAACGATGAGATTGAAAAAATCGAAACGGCAGCTAATGAACGTGCAGCAGCTAAAGAGCTTGCTGAGTACAAGAAAAACCTAAAGGAAAAGAACGACGAACTAGCCAAGGCAGAAATCAAGGACAGGGAAAAAATTCAGGCTGATATCGACAAGCTGAATGAAGATTGGAACGAAAAACAGCTTCAAAAGCAGGAAGCGGCCCAGAAGGAAGCCTTGAAATCCCAAGCGGATGCCCTGAACGAAATCAAGAACAGCTACGAAAAAGCACTGAACGCTGTTGAAAGCAGCCGGGATAGTTTGCAGGGCAAATTAAGCGACGTTGATCTATTCACCGAGGAAGACGATTTCTTCCAGCTAACAAACCTGCAAAAGAGTATCGACGCTATCAACAAGTATGGCGATACCATCCAGGCCCTAAAAGACCGTGGTATTGCGGATAGCTTGCTTGATGAAGTCTTGGGGCTGGATCAAGAAAAGGCCATGAAATACGCCAACGCCCTGTTGGGCATGGCGGATGACCAGTATGAGAACTATATGGCCTTGTGGCAGGAGAAGGAAGCGGCATCTAAAAAGGTGGCCCAATCCATCTATCAGACGGAGATCGACGCTATCCATGACGAATACCTGGATAAGTTACCGGATGAGTTTAAGCCTGCTGGGCAAGAGGCTATGGATGCTTTCGGTGACGGCTTGGCTATCAGTGGGGAACGGGCCATAGCAACAGCAAAATCCGTATCTGATAGCATCCTGGCAGAACTGGATAGAATCAACGCTGCCGACGTTGTTTCCAGGACGGTAAACGCCGATGTTTCCGACTTCTCTGGGCGGCTGACTGGTACGGTAAACGATAAGGCGGCACAGGCCGCGTCGTTGAAAACCGAGGATATGACCGGACTGGCAAATGCCATTGTCCTAGCATCCAGCGCCCAGGGACGAAGCAAGGAAATCGTGCTGAACCTGAACGGCAAAGAGGTCGCCCGTGGCCTGATTGATGATATCCGGGCTGTGGAAGACCAAAGCCCACGCATTGTAAGCGATTAAGGGGGTGGGAAAATGAACGAAGATACTGGCAACATGTTCCTCTCTATTGATGGAATCGAAGCCGAAGATTTGGAAGAGGGGGACTACACCGCCTATGAGGAAGAGTTAGGCGTCTCAGAGCGCATGATTTCCGGGCGGCGTATTGAAGAAGTTCGCGCCACCATCTGGCACGTGGAACTGGAATGGTCCGCAATCGACTATGCCACCATGCAGCGGATTGCAGAGGCTATGAAAGCACGGCGTCGGCATCAGCTCTTTTTCCTGCCCTCTACCGGCGGTAAGGAGCTGGTGCAGGGGTGGTTCCACCTGGTAGAACAGCCCCAACCCACGCTCACCCGCTGGGGAGACACTGGCCCCACCTGGGGCGGGTACAAACTGGTATTCGAGGAGATAGACGGCCATGATTAAACACAGCGCAGAATACGATGCCGCCGTCGTTGCTGATTCCAGAAAACAGCTAGTCCGGGCAGTGTTCGATCTGGTAGACCCGGATGCAACCATCAACAGTATCACTCCCAATGAGGAAGGTCCTATCTCCAACTCAGCCCAGGTGGCGAATCGTGGCAACGATGAAAGCCCGGATACCATAGCAACACTGGAACTGAATCGCTGGGTACTGGATGGTAGCTTTACCATCCGGCCCAGCGACCCGGCGGATAGACGGGGACAGATTGGTTGGGAAGGGGGGACCCTATCCGGTCAGGATGGAAGCTTTTCTGAACCCTATCCCTACATTGAAATCGCAGTGTCCAACATCGAAATCTTGCAGGCCGTCACAACGCAGTTTTCTAGCAAGGTGGCGGACGGATACCCAACCGAGTTTGAAATCCACGTTTGGAGTGGCGATAACCTTCTGTATACCAGGGCTGTGACGAACAACCGAGATACCAGTGTGGTAATTGATGGATTCACGGTGAACTATCCCACACGGGCACGGCTGACTATCAAGAAGTGGTCCCTACCTAACCGCGTTGTCCGGGTTCTGCGCCTGCTGTTCGGCCTCTATGAAACGTGGGACACGAAAGTTTTGCAGTCCGTGGATATTCTAACGGAAGTGACGTTTTCCGGGCTGAAAATCCCGTATTCGACCTGTGACATTCGGGTAGAAAATAAAGACCATCGTTTCGACCCCTACGCCCCGAACACGATTTTTACGTCTATCGAAGATCGGCAAAGAATCGTCGTGGAGCTGGGCCTATATCTAGAGGATGGGACTGTCGAGTGGTTGCCCGGCGGCACCTACTACCAGCAAAGCGCAGGCTGGAAACTGCAAGACCTCACCGTTGAATGGTCCCTTGTGGACGTTATCGGGGCGCTGACCAAAAGGAATTTTATCGTCCCGGAAACTCTGCCAACGAAAGTATCTGGCTGGGTAGAGGCTATTATGGCAAGCCTGGGCGCAAACTTCCGCACAAACTACATCGTGGAAGATGCTGTAAAGGATATTTCCATTACAGCCACGAAGGACGATATTAAGGGCAAAAAATGCGGTGAGATGCTACGTTTTCTGTGCATGGCAATCAACGCATGGCCCCGGCAGGATTTTGCGACCGGCTACCTGCGTGTCGGAAAGCTGGCCCAGGACGAAGGGAATCGAATTACCCTAGATAACATGTACGAATACCCGGAAATGTCGGCAAACGATGATATAGCGGATATCACGTTTAAGTTGGACAACAACAACGAAGTTACTTTTTCTGGGAATAACACCGAATCCGAGGTATCCCTGAGTGTGGATAACCCGTTTATCCACACAGAAGCGGATGCCAGAAAGGCGGTTATATCCTGCCTGTTCGAGTACGGAGGACGTTCGTTCAGCGTGAAAAGTCGGGGAAATCCATCCAGTGAGTGCGGTGATATCCAGGCAGTAGACACGCAATTCAAGAGTACCATTTCCGCCCGTCTGTACAAACAGCAACTTACCCTAGAAGACGGCGTTATGCGTTCCAGCCCGTCCGAGCTGGTGCAGTCTCCCAATGATTCCATGTATCAGAATAAAGTTATCCTGACTGGTTCCGGTACCTGGACAGCGCCTCAAGCTGGTGCAATCAAACTCACGCTGATTGGCGGCGGCAACGGCGGCATGGGCGGCGGCGGCGGCAATATGCTGTGGGGTGATTCTTTCGACCCGAAGGACAACGATGGCGGCATCGGCGGCAATGGCGGCAAGGTGTTCATCGTCGAAACAACCGCCACCAAAAACCAGGCATACACCTACGCTTGTGGTGCAGCTGGTACCGGCGGCGCTGGTGGCGCAAAGGGCCAGGATGGTGCCAAAGGAACGGATGGCATACCTACCACATTCGGTGTGTTCACGTCCGCCAATGGTAAAATCTACACCTCCGGTTTGATGGACATCCAAAGCGGCGCTGTGTACGCCCAGAAGGGCGCTGACTATGCCGGTACAATCACCGGCCTGGAAGGTTCGGGCGGCGCTGGTGGCAAGCAGGGACGCAATGGTAAATATGCCCAGCGCAAAGACAAAGAAACTGGCATGTATCATACCTATGTAGCCGCAAGAGCCACGGAGGGCACAGCCGGGGAGAACGGAAAACCTGGGTGTGTAATTGTAGAATGGTAGGTGATTCAATGGGTGTAAAGCGTTCAGCAATTACAGAAAACAGTAGTATCATCGACGCCCTAATCACGGATCGCACAGCGTCGGATGTTGCCGAAGCTGTTAGTTTGGCCCAGAAAATCAGCGCCGGAAACGCAACGGAAGCGGAAATCACCGAGTTTCTGACCGTGATGAAGGGAGCCTACAACTACACCGACATGAATCGTGTTGGGCAGGCAGTGGTTTACCTTCGGGACAGATTACGGGATGATGCTGGTACCTCTGTTGAGGTAGCTCCTAAAACAGACTGGGCCAACGGTGATATCCCAACCACAGAGCAGGCGGCGCAGTATATCAGCGATGTAAAAAACATTCGTGCGGCGTTCATCTTGCCGGAGAATACACCACCAGCTCCCGAATCCCTGTCCAACCTAACCTATTCCCAGGCGAACGATATCGAAACGATATTCCAAAACCTGGACAAAATAATCGAATCGCTGAAAATCACGCTGATTACAAGCGGCGAAGTTTTCGGCGGGGAGGTGTAACATGATTGATTCTGTATTAAAGGGTACCGGTAACAGCCGATTCCTGAAAAGTGCGGTACCCGCTGGGACTAGCTGGGCGGACGCCCTGGCAATGCTCCAGGCCGGTACATTCCCCATTGACTTCAATGGCATCAACACCGAAGGATTCCAACAGGTGGGAACGCCTCTGAACAAAGCTAATTTGCTCAAGGATAGCACGGCTAACATTATCAGTTTGCCCACTTCGGCAACCCCTGATGAAATGTTTTCGGCGTTAGCGAGGCTTACTGGCATAACCTATGTATTGGCCGGTAACGGCATAACGGTTACCGCTACCAACGGGGATACGGTAAAAAAGACTGCTGCAAACAACAATGGAATTGCTGAAATTTATGGTCTTGGATACGGAGACTGGGAGTTATCTGCTACTATATCAGGGGACATAAAAACTAAAACAATCAGCATTGATGTACTCGGAATACGGTACCTCTCCTTGCTCCCGCTGAACGACCTGAGCTGGGCACAAATCGACACGTTGGGCGCGGCTGGTGTGCTGGGTAAAATGTTTGCGCTGGGTGACACAAAGGACGTTACGCTGTCGGGCATTGGCACAATGACGCTGCAAATCGCCGATTTTGACCACGACTACCTGTCGGGCGCAACGACGGCAAAAAAAGCCGCCGTGACGTTTTTGTGTAAAAACCTGCTGTACCAAACCTACCAGATGGACAGCACCGACACCAACTACGGCGGTTTCCCGCACTGCGCTTTCTGCTCCACGCTGAATGGGAGTATTTACAATGCCCTGCCATCTGAACTGAAATCTGTGATCAAAACGGCGTACAAATGGTACGGAACCGGCAGAAGTTCGAGCAACGGCGAATGGAGTGGGCATAAGCTCTGGCTTCCGCTGGCATTTGAGATGTTCGGCGAATCGGGCTACTCACCAACCACAGAGCGCACGACGGGCAATGCGCGACAGTACCCGATTTTCACGGACAACGCCAGCCGGATCAAAAAAATGAACAACGGCGGCGGCTCTGCACAGTGGTACTGGTTGGCGTCCCCGGGTGCGAGCGACTCCACGGGCTTTTGCTTTGTGAACGGCGACGGCAGCAGCAGCTACGACAGCGCCGCCAGCGACAGCCACGGCGTGTGCTTCGGCTTATGCGTTTAAGCTAAAATCCAATAATCCGCGCCGCCTTTGGCGCGGATGGAAAGGACCCTGAATGTCGGTATTGAAAAGTCAGCGCAAGGAAAGCGGTATCAAATTTTTGGACACTGCTTACGATTTGGAGCTGCACACCCTGAAATGCTGCATGAAACTGCCGAAACGCTACACGTTTTTTATTGGGACGGAGCTGAGCCGCTTGGCCAGAGAGGTGCATAACCACTGCAAAATGGCGAACAGCATCTACCCGACGGATGAACACGAGGCGCAGATGCGGCGGGACCACCTGATCGAGGCAAACAACTGCTTGCAGGCGTTGATCGGGAAATGCAGCGTTTTGATGGAGTTGCAACACGGCCTGAGTGAGCACGCCCTGGAACGCTGGGCGGATTTGATGATCGACGAGGGCCGCCTGATCGCCGGGGCAAAAAAATCCGACAAGGCACGTTTTAAGTTTTGAACTATGGGTTAGGTGCTGTAAATTCTGCCGGTCGCAGGCGGGCACATTGGCGTCCCCGAATGCGAGCAACTCCACGAACTTTTGCAATGTGAACAGCGACGGCAGCAGCAACGACAGCAACGCCAGCAACAGCAACGGCGTGTGCTTCGGATTGCGCGATAGGGAGACAGAGTAGATGTTTATCGAAATCAGTCCACGCGCGTAAGGAGCGCCTGACCCTCCCACACGGGTAAATATCACCGAGACGCGGACGCTTTCGAGCTAATCCGCTACCAGCGAGGTTCCCCCTTTTGAAAATTCAGTTTGGAGACGTATTCACTTTTGGAAACTTGTATGCCGCCTATAAAAAATGTAGGCGCGGCGTAGGCTGGAAACATTCGACCCAGGCCTACAAAGAGAACGCATTTATCAACGTGCGTATGGCTCAGCGAAAATTGCTGAGCGACACATGGAAAAGCAACGGATTTATCGAGTTTGACATTTTTGAGCGCGGAAAACATCGGCACATCCGCTCTGTACATATTACGGAGCGTGTGGTGCAGCGTTGTTTGTGCGACAACCTGCTCACTCCCGTTCTTGGTCCGAGGCTGATTCCTGATAACTCGGCCAGTCAGAAAGGGAAAGGCGTTGACTACGCGCTCAGACGCCTGGAAACTCATTTGCACCAGTTTTATCGCAAATTTGGGCGGGATGGATACATCCTGATCTATGATTTCCACAAATTTTTCGACAGTATTAGCCATGATGCTATTGCAAAAATTCTGGAGCGCTACCTTGCCGATGAACGGCTGAAACGCCTGATTTTGCATCTGGTCGGGATGTTTGGGTCGGTTGGTTTAGGGCTGGGCAGTCAAATTAGCCAAAATTTGGCGCTGGCCGTTCCGAATCGGCTCGACCACAGGATTAAAGAGCAGATGCATTGTAAATGCTACGGACGATACATGGACGATGGTTACATCATCCATCACGACAAAGAGCACTTGTTCGCCTGCCTGGATGTGATTCGGCGGGAGGCGGCGGCATTCGGTGTTGAGATGAACGAAATGAAAACGCAAATCGTTCCGCTTCGGCGTGGTTTCTCTTGGTTGAAGCAAAAATTTAGCCTCACAGAAACTGGTGGCGTCGTGCGGCGAATCAGCCGAAAAAATGTCACCAGGCAACGCCGAAAACTGAAAAAACTGGCCGGAAAAATCCCACCGGAGGATCTGCGAATCAGCTTTGTCAGTTGGTGCGGCCATGTGTCGAAATGCAAATCCTGGAGAACAAAAACAGCAATGAAAGGGGTGTTTTTGGAATGTATACAGAAATCGGCGGAAAAATTTACCCCGTTGACAACGTGATTGCAGCAGACGATGAACTGCGGATCGTGTTTGCGGATACTCCAATCGAGGATGTAGATCGAGCTGCTCTGCATTTGCCGGACTGTATCAGCATCCACCAGAGGGACGGCCCCACGCTGGAATACCACGGATTCACCAGCGCTGTGAGCATCCAGAAAAATCCATCGAATCAGCAAACGATGCTGGTTTTACGGGAGGGATAACATGTTTTTAATTTACAAAGATGGCGAAATCGTCGAACGTGCAGAAACGCTGCGCTACATCAAACACCAGGAGAACGGTGTGGCCGTCGTCTCCACGCCGGACGATTATGACGCCGTCTATTCCACCGCCACGGACCACATGTATCCGCTGTTGGAGTACGGCGTGGAGCATGAAAACTATGAGAGGGCGCTATTAGCAGCTCTTCTTGGGGACGAGGTGAACAACAATGGATAAACTGCAAGCGGCACGGGAGCTGAGACGGGCTATTCAGCTTTTCCTGTCCATGTTGGACCCGGAGGAACACGCTGAGACTTTGCTAGAGGTACCAACCGTGTTCCCCGCTTACGAGGTAGGCCACGCCTACAAAATCAAGGATGTGTTTTCCTACGGCACCAACACCGTAGGAGACCCCCAACTTTACCAGGTTCTACAGGCCCACACATCCGCTGAACAGTGGCCCCCTGATACGGCGACCAGCCTGTATAAAAAGATCGGGGTAACGTCCGGCGGCTATCCTGAGTGGGTTCAGCCGTTGGGTGCTACCGATGCTTACAGCAAGGGCGATATTGTTAGCTATAAGGGCAAGCTGTATCGTTCGACCATCGACAGCAACGTTTGGGCACCGGATTCCTACCCGGCGGGGTGGGAAACCTACCAGGAATAAACAAAGGCCCCAGCGTCTTGCGGGGGCCTACCAAAAGAAAGAGGTGCCATTATATGGAACCTGAACAGATCATCACGGCGCTCCTGGCTGTGCTGGGTTCGTCCGTCGCGATTGAGATCATCCCAATTAAAATCAACCCCTGGACGTGGCTTGCCCGGAGAATCGGGAAGGCTATTCTGGGTGATGTTACGGAGCAGTTGTCCGGGATTTCTGAACAGCTAAAAAGTCACATCGAATCGGACGCCAGGGACAAAGCTAAGCGCCTGCGGGGGCGGATTTTGCGATTTGCCGACGAGCTTTTGCAGGGCGAACGGCACAGTCAGGAACATTTCAACGAGATCCTGGAGGATATCACGGAATACAACCGATACTGTGCCACACACCCCGATTTTCCGAACGATAAGGCCGCTATCTCCATTGGGCATATCGAAAACGTGTATCGGGCGCGGCTGGAAAACAACGATTTTTTGTAGGGAGGTATACACATGAACGCAAAATGGAAAACCTGGTGGAAAGCTGCCGGTGTTCGGGCGCTAAAAACTGTGGCGCAGACGGCTATCGGCTGCATCGGCGCGGCGGCGGTGCTGGGAGACGTTTCCTGGCCCGTGGTGGCGTCGGCGGCAGTGCTGGCCGGTATTGTGTCCCTGCTGACCTCTGTGGCGGGGCTGCCGGAGGTGAATGGCAATGAGTGAATCCAGCCTGGCCACCTACGTCCACTACTCCCCCAACTGCACCAAGCCCCGGCAGGGGACCATCCAGGGCGTGGCAATCCACTGCACCGCCGGTGGGCGGAACCTGCCCGCCCGCAGCTTTGCGGACATGAACCGTTTTGCCGTGAAGCAAAAAAACGGGGCCAGCTGCCACTATGTCGTGGGCGGGGACGGCTCCATTGCCCAGGTCTGCCGGGAGGAAAACCGGGCCTGGTGTACCAGCAACCCAATCGACCACCAGATCATCACCATCGAGGTTGCCAGCGACGCCGACGGCGAGTGCAGGTGCAACCTGGCGGCGCTCAACAGCCTCATCAAGCTACTGGTGGATATCTGCCAGCGGAATAACATTCCCCGCCTGCTGTGGCGGGGGGATAAAGCGCTGATGGGCAAGTGGGATGAGCAGAACATGGTGGTGCATCGCTGGACAGCGAACAAAGCCTGTCCGGGGGACTACCTGTACAACAAACACGCTGCGATTGCCCAGGCCGTAAACAACCGGCTGGGGGCGGAAACGGAGGATGACATGGACATCAAAAAAATTATCGAACAGCTCACTCCTGAAATGTGCTACGCTATCGTAGCCGAGGCCATGGCCTACGCCGACAACCTGCCGGAACCGGAGTGGTCGAGGAAAGAGGGCGATTTCCTGAACATGAAACACCGCGGCATCATGGATGGAACGGGACCGGAGCGATTTGTCAAGCGGGATGAGCTGGCCGCTGTGCTGTGCAGAATGGAGTTGATTCAGACCACCGAGGTTTGAGCGGGGGGTGATACCATGCCCGGGTATCGGTACAGCCCCGCCCAGCTGGAAAAAATGCACGGAAATCCTTGGCTCACGGACCGAGAGAGGGCGGCTTTTGAGTTGCACTATCGGCGGGGGTGGGCTATCGAGGATGTGGCGGCGGAGTTGGACGTCTCGCGGGGGACCGTGAATAATGATTTGGCGTCGATTCGGCGGAAAAGCCTGTGAAGAAGCCCCTGGGTTTGGCCCAGGGGCTTGCCTTTTTAGATGTTCCAGGAACGAAATTCGCGCTCCCACGGTTCTCCGTGCCAGAAGCTGGCATCAACGTTTTCGGCCTGCTTTGCCAAGTCGCCGGTTTCAGCGCCGATTTTCTTCTTTATCTCCGTGTGCCGCTCAGCGATTTTGAACTCGCTGTAATATTCATTGATGTAGGCGGCTGCGTCGCGGTATGCGCTTTCACAGCGTTCGTTGTACTCCTCCTCTTCTGGCGTCTCCTCAAAATCTTCTCTCCACTCGTTCTCCTCATAGTAGTGATAGCGCTCACTGTCATACTCTGGGAAAAATTTTTTTGCCAGATTCTCGATGGTTTGATTCTTGGCGGCAATCTCTGCCTCGCAGGCGATATTGCAGTGATCCCACGCGGTTTTTAGGCCGGTGTACTTTTCCTTCAGCCATTCATACATTTTTGTTTCCTCCATTGATTTTCTCGCGATTCTGTGTTATATTGTTTTCGTCTCTCAGAGATGGGAGTGGATTGAAACATTTTGAAGATTGCTGTTAAGCTAGCCCCTTGGTGTTTTTTGTAGCACCAAGGGGCGCTTCTTTTCAATTGTTCAAAAACTCGACGAGATTAAAAATCTCAATGTTGTCCCAATCCTCATTGGGTTCATTTCCGCTTTCTTGGCTTTCTTTCTCTTTGTTGAGGAGCCAGTATAGCTTTTCTTCCTCTGTTTCCGGACTTAGCAGGCCGTTAAGCCCCGGATATTTAGCTCTATACATTGGAGCGTCAGATTCTTCTGCGCCTAACGGCACAGCGTTTAAGTAACTGCGCTCGTTATTCTCTGTCTCATATACCCTGATTTTCATTCTAAAAATCCCTCCGCTCTCTCGATATCTACGCGCCATTTAATGGCATCCATGACGGACTGAGCGGACATGTGGCGCTCGATTGGCATGATCCGCAGAACTCCGTCGGCAAGCTCGGACCAGCTGTCTTCTGACTCCGGGGACAACCAAACCTTGCCGTCTCTTGTGTCATAAAACAGGGCGTCCCACATTCTTTTTGTGGGCCAGGTGCGGGTTTCACTGGCAGCCTTTTCTAGGCTTTCCAGGTCTACGTTCAGGCCGTAGGTTTCGATTCTTTTCATCTCATTTCCTCCTGTCAGGCGGCGACAAACTCACCGCTCATGTTATCCACGTAGCCGATCTTGATCTCACGCTTAAGGCTCCACTTGTTGGTGTAGATGCGAGTAGCTACATAAGTGCGATTCTTGCCACCTTTGGCCCAATCGTTTGCGGTCACGCGGTAGTTCCAGCCGGAGTCCTCACCAGTGGTCTTTGCTTCGTTCATGGCCTTTGCCAGCGCCCAGGATGCCCGGAGTGCAGTGCTCATATCAACGTGAGCGGTGCGTCGGATGTTCCAGGCGTTCTTCATGATCTCAGACTTGTTGTACTTCATGGTGTTTTCCTCCTTGTTCTGTGTTCCTCTCTTAACTGTCTTTATTATATACCAGCTAGGTATAAAATACAATTGGCATACTGCACAAATATACACCTGTTAGGTGTACAACATGACGAACGGGAGATAGCTGAAAAGTACCGGGGAAACTCTATGTTTTTTATCACCCGAAATCTGCTTGAACCGCACGATCTAGCAACAGGAGGATGTATTCCGGGCAGGGCGCTATCCCAAGCTCCCAGTTTTGCCAGGTGCGGTATGGGATTTTGTACCGCGCCGTAAACTCCTTTTTGTTCAGGCCGGTGGCGGCGCGAATTGCGGCAGGCGATAGCGCGTCCTGACCGTCTTTCTGGTGCTCCTCCACGGCGTGGACGATCCGCTGAATCAAATCGTCCCAGGTTTCGCAATTCCCAAACCAGTCCTCGATCTCGCTGGTGATCTCCAAGCTGTCGCCCTTGTAGTCACAGGCCAGGCGGCTTTCCTGCTCGAAATACATGCGGATATCGGTTACCACGCCGTCCTCTACATCCGCATAGGCATGATCTAACATCCGATCCACGCCGTCCTCCAGGGTATGGCCTGGCATTTTGCCCTGCACGACGATGTGACCGCTTCGCAGAGCGGGGCCGTAGGTATTCATGCAGCTGCGGACACTTTTTTCCAGTTTTTTCATGATGTTACCTCCTTAGTTCATTCCCTTAATCCAGTAGGGGTTAAATTTGAATGTTTTCATTTCGGGGTTGCTAGCCAGTTCAGAAACCAGCCAATTCCACTCTTTGAAATTAGGCACTTCTGGATTGTTCAGGCTGTAGTGGTCGCTGTTGTCTAGCCACCAACCGGCGCGGGTTGCGCGGGAGATCAACCAGGCGAGTGCGTTGTTATTTTTGTTGATGCGGTCCTTGTATTTTTCTACCCGATCAAACTTGCCCTTGGCGGCAGCTTTGCCAGCCAGTTTCTCGAAATGGGCGTTTTCGCGTTCAACCCATGCGATGTGGGCGGCGCGGATTTTCTCAGCCCACATAATCTGTTTCTCGCTCCCGGTTAAGGCAGGCAGCTTGTCCATCTTATTTTCCTCCTTTGCGGCCACCCAAGCCAGATGGAGGCAAAAACCAAAAGAAACACGTCCAACGGGAATGGACTTGTAACGTCTCCAAGCGTCTCTCATGATTTTAGATCTGTTGTACTTCATGGTGTTTTCCTCCTTGGCTGTGTGCCTCTCTTAACTGTCTTTATTATACACCTGCTAGGTATAAAGAACAATTGGCATACTGTACAAATATACACCTGCTAGGTGTACAACATGACGAAACAAAAGCCCCCGCCGGTTTTCTGCAACGTGCCGGTGGGGGCTGCCTTTTCTCTGGGGGAGAATAAGGTAGCTATAAAATACCACATTCTCCCTGTCGAAACCTGTCCCATTTTGGGGGCGGGCTTTTTTGTTGGGCAGAAATTGAGCAGAAATTGGGCATAAATTGAGCGGGAATTGAGCATCATTTGAACAAGTAAGGGAGTAGGAGATGGTAAAATTTATTCAGAACGAGGGGTGATAACTATGGCTGCTTACAGTGTGCCGAACTACAGCGGCAACTATCAAATGCCAAACCAGATGCAAAACGTGCAGGGCTATCAGCAGGGGCAGAACTACCAGCCCTCTATAATCCAGCAGAGCAACAGCGGCTATATCTGCCGCCCAGTAACGGGCCGGGAGGAAGCGGTTGCCATGCAGGTTGATTTTCTGGGGCCTGGTACGTTGATGCCTGATTTTCCCCACGGAATCATATATTTTAAGCGATTCAACCCAAACACTGGGGCGGCGGATTTTGCCGAATTCCGTTTAGCGCCGCCACAGCCGGAACCAAAACCGGCGCAGGGCGTAACGATGGACGATTTCAACGCCCTAGCAGATAGAGTTAGAAAACTAGAGAAAATGGAAGGTGGGATAAAAAATGGTGCAGATGAACCCCATGATGTTTCTGATGCAGGCCGCTAGAAGCGGGAACCCAATGGGTATGCTTCAGCAGTTGGCAGGCCAGAATCTACAGGTTTCTCAGGCCATGCGGATGATGCAAGGCAAATCAACTCAGCAGTTGCAGCAGATGGCCCAGAATATGGCGAACGAGCGAGGCGTTAGTCTCAACGATGTGGCCCGGCAGTTAGGAATCACGATTCCTAGCAACCGGTAACAAAATATAACCCTTTCAGTTGGCGAATCTTGACAAAAATCGTCAATTCTAACTGAAAGGTGGTTTGTCAAATGGCAGACGAAATGATGACTGGTTATCTGGCTGGACAGGCTGATAACAACAACTGCAACGGCGGCGGTATGTGGGGCGGTGACGGTTCTTGGATTTTCGCATTCCTAATTATCGCCCTGATCTTCGGTGGCAACGGCTTCGGCTGGGGCAACAACGGCGCGAATGGCGGCGCTTTACAGGGGGCTATCACCCGTGCAGACCTGTGCGAATCCTTTAACTTCAACGGCCTTGATAACGCCGTTCGTGGTGTGCAGAGCGGACTCTGCGATGGATTCTATGCCATGAATACCGGGATGCTGAACGGTTTCAATGGCATGCAGCAGGTGGTTTCCAACGGCTTCCACGGTGTTGACAATGCTATCTGCGCCATGGGTTACCAGAATGCCCAGCTTATCAACGGCGTAACCCAGAACATGAACACCGGTTTTACCGGCGTGACGGCTGGCCTCACGGCTCTGGGCAATCAGATGCAGTCCTGCTGCTGTGATACTCAGCGGCAGGTGGAGCGCGGCTTCTGTGATACCAATTACAACGCTGCAACCAACGCCCGTGATATCATCCAGTCCACGCACAACGACACCGACCGGATCATTGCGCGAATCGACCAGATGGAAACCGCACGGCAGGCAGAGAAGATTGCGGCGCTCCAGGCCGAAAACCAGGGCCTGAAATTTGCCGCGTCCCAGGCCGCACAGAACACTTACCTGGTGGCGTCCCAGGCGGACCAGACGGCGAAAATCATCAACGCTATCAACCCGCCCCCTATCCCGGCCTACCAGGTTCCTAATCCCTACACCGGTGTGGGGGTCTCCTGCGGCTGCAATAGCGGCTGCGGTTGCTGATCCAACACATTCCGGCTATGCCGTGATACTAAAGGCGGCAGGGTAGAACCTGCCGCCTATTTTTAAGGGGGTAATAAAATGTTTGATTTCAACGAATTCCAGGAAGCGGTTTGGCGTAGCAAAACAACTAACGCAGCGAATAAAACCGGTGAGGGGTTTGGGCTGTGGCATCCTTGTATGTCGGATTACCAGCGGAATAACAGCAGTGATTTTTTCGCATTCGCAACAATTATGCTGATTTTCGGAAGCGCATGGATGCATGAAATTTCCGAAAAATTAGATGAACTGAAAGGGGACAAAAATAATGGCCTGTAAGACAATTTGCCGCCTGTGCGACAAGTTGGTGATTTCCCAGGCGGTGAACTATTCTGCTGCATCTGGGCTCATCATCAATATTCCGGCAGGTAGCTACACCAATGGGCAAAAAGTTTGCCTGGTGATCGCCCAGAACATCCCGGCGGCGGCTACCATCAATGCGCCGGTATCTATCACTATCGGCACCGGTACCCAGTTGTACCCGCTGAATCGTGCAGATTGCACCCAGGCAACGGCCTGCAACCTGCGAACCAGAACACGGTACAGCACCAGAATTTCGACAACGGCCACGGGTGGCGCTTTCAAATTGCTGGGCCGTCCATGCTGTGCGCCCAACAACACTCTGGCTTCCATTGATGGAACGGCCCAAACGACTAACGAAGGAGGCGGCGCAGGATGAGTAAATTTAGCAGAATGATGCTCCTAAACTCTGGTAGCAAAAAGACTTCCGATGATCGCGAGGAAAACGAACGCCGCAACTGGCAGGAACACCGCCACAACTACGATGTAGATGATCGTTTCCGTGATACCAATGGCCGCGAACACTACGACAATGGTCGCTACGTGCCCCAGGACACTATGCCCTATTACTACCCCCCCTATGGAGGCTACGACGCTAGAGAAGGGCGTGAACCTGGCTATACGTGGACTAGAAACGGCGGATACGCGGAACCCACCAAAACAACCCGCCCCATTGGGTTTGAGCGCGGTGATGCTCCCTACATGGGCGGCGCAGACGCCACCGTTCCCCGGTACAACGAAATGGAACGTATGCCCGGAAACCGCTCTATGACCGGCGGCGCAGAATCCAACGTTTCGCCGCGTTTCGACATGCAGATGGCCCAGGAATGGACGCGCCGGATGCAGAATGAGGATGGCACCACTGGCCCACATTGGACGATCGACCAAACCAACAAGGTTATGGAGCAGCGCGGGGTAAATGAGGACCCTGTTAAGTTCTGGGCGGCGATGAATATGATCTATTCTGATTTCGTCAATGTAGCTAAAAAGCTCGGTATTTCTAACGTAGATTTCTACACTGAAATGACCCGTGCTTTCCTGGATGATAAGGACATTTCAGGGGACAAGCTGGCAAAATATTATGAATATGTCGTTAAATAACGAATAAACAACCGAAACCCCTAGATTTTCCCAAAATCAAAGAAACGACCAAGGATTTTGACTAAAATTTGACTAAAAACTGGGTGTATTTCGTGGCATCTCAGGGGCCTTCAAAGTACCACCAAAAACAGCAAAAAACCGTTGAGAATCAAAGGAAATCCTTGAAACTCAACGGTTTTCTGTTTGGCGGAGAAGGAGGGATTTGAACCCTCGCGACGCTCGACACGCCCTACTCCCTTAGCAGGGGAGCCCCTTCGGCCTCTTGGGTACTTC